TATGCTGACCTTCAGGTAGCCTTTGGTCCAGCCGATGGATATAAAGCAACCGCCGACCAGTGGTCGGCTACCAAGGTATATCTTGGTGGTGACGTACGTGAGTCAGATGCTAAAGACCCAACTATAGAAGCTATAGGAATGGGCGGGCAGGTTTATGGTAACCGTGCCGACTTAATAGTTTTAGATGACGTGGTCACTCTGAGTAATGCTTCAGAGTGGGCTAAGCAACAAGAGTGGATTCGACAAGAAGTTGCCTCTCGTCTACCACCAGGCGGGGGTCAGCTTCTTGTTGTCGGAACTCGCGTATCCGCAACCGACTTATATAAAGAACTTCGCAACACTCAACATTACACGGACGGAATCGTACCGTGGTCATATTTGTCCATGCCTGCCGTATTAGAATACGCAGACGACCCGAAGGATTGGAAAACCCTTTGGGGCAAGTCAGAGCAACCGCTTACTGAGGATGATACCCCAGATGAGAATGGTTACTTTGACCGATGGACTGGACCGCGTCTTACTGCGGTCCGCAATGAGGCTGGTCCTTCCAAATGGTCTTTGGTTTACCAGAACCTCGATATCGCAGAGAATGCAATCTTCGACCCGATGTGCGTTAGAGGCGCAGTAAACGGAATGAGAAAATCGGGTGCGTTAGTTGCAGGCGCTGCGGGTCATCCTGAAAATGCACAGAACTTCTATCGCATTATTGGTATAGACCCAGCCATGTCTGGTGACACGGCAGCAGTTGCTTACGCAGTCGACCGCAGAACACACAAGCGCTATGTCATGGACGTTCACGTCATGAGCAGCCCCACACCTGCAGCGATTCGGTCTTTGATTCGAGAATGGACTGATGCTTACAAGCCTCATACTGTCATCGTTGAATCCAACGCATTTCAGCTTTTCTTGACCCAAGACGAGGAGATTAGAAACTTCTTGTCTACCCGCGGTATTAACTACCGCCCACACTACACAGGTAATAATAAACAAGACCCAGAGTTTGGTGTAGCTTCTCTGGCTCCGTTGTTTGGAACCGTTATTAAACGTGACGGTAACAATAACAACTTAAAGCATGCTGGCGATAACATGATTGAGTTACCAGATGCTTCACGTAATGAACATATCAAAAAGTTAATAGAGCAACTGGTTGTTTGGCAACCAGGAGTTCAAGGCAAGAGATTAAAGATGGACGCTGTTATGGCGCTCTGGTTCTGTGAAATCGTAGCCCGTGATGTTTTATTAACTTCATCAAACGTACCAAACTTTTTGAAAAACGAATTTACACCTCAGAAGCAAATTGAAGATAGGTACATTGTAAACCTAGATGATTTAGCTGCTGCACAGCGAATAGCGAGATTGTGATAATGAAAGAACTTGTACATGCTTATGAGCAATTAAAGGCTCGTAATGCTGAGCGCGATAAGCGCATGCGCGAAGTCGCATTGGTCCGTTCAGGTAACGCCGACCAAGTGTTTCGCGGTTTGTTCCCAGAGGGAACATGGTCTAGACCTATCATCGCCAACCTTATTGACGTGGTTGCTCGTGATGTTTCTGAGCAGGCAGGTGTACTACCTACCATAACGGCTGCTGGAGATTCATCCCTTGATGATTCACAGCGTACCAAGGCTGATAAGAGAACTAAGATTGCAAACTATTATGTTGCTTCATCTCGTCTTGGAACAGAGCTACTGCGTGGCGCAGACCAGTTAGGAACTTATGGCTTCTGTATATTCAGAGTCGAACCTAACTTCAAGGAAAATAGACCGCATATCCATGTAGAAAACTCTATGGGTGCGTATTACGACATGGACAGGTTCGGGGAAGTATCTGTCTATTGCCGTTCGTATTATCGTAAGGCTGGCGATTTAGCAGCCAAGTTCCCAGAACTAGCAGACAAGATTCTACAGACCAGTGCATTTGGTCGTACTGACAGTAATGAACTACTTGAGGTAGTTCGTTGGACTGACAAGAATCGCACCGTAATGTTTATTCCAAGTCGTGGAGGTGCAGTACTTGCCGAAACACCAAACAAAGTCGGTCGAGTCCCAGTTGCGATTGCTCAGCGTCCTTCGCTTGACGGCGAAGTCCGAGGCTCATTCGACGACGTACTACCAGTATATGCAGCCAAAGCGCGTCTTGCTCTTCTTACTATGGAAGCTGTTCAGAAATCTGTTGAAGCTCCTCTTGCTCTGCCTACTGACGTTACTCAGCTATCCGTTGGTCCTGACTCAGTTATACGTTCTAACTCCCCTGAGAAGATTCGTCGTGTCAACCTGGATGTACCTCAGTTCGCTTTTGCGGAGAACAATGTTCTAGCAGATGAAATGAAACTAGGAACCCGCTTTCCTCAAGCACGTGCAGGACAAGCAGAAGGTTCTATCGTTACTGGTCAAGGTGTCAAGGCACTTATGGCTGGGTTCGATTCCCAAATTAAAGTTATTCAATCAATCCTTGGCGAAGCAATTGGCGAAGCAATCTCTATCGCATTTGCTACTGATGAAGCATACTTCCCAACACTATCTCGTGAAGTATCTGCAACAGCCAATGGCGTACCATACAAATTAAAATACAAACCATCAATCGATATCAACGGCAATTATGGCGTAACGGTTGAATACGGATTGATGGCAGGACTTGACCCTAACCGAGCACTGGTATGGGGTCTACAAGCACGTGGCGATAAACTCATTTCACGAGGAATGCTACGTCGTAATTTACCAATTTCGCTCAACGCTGGAGAAGAAGAGCGGGCAATTGACATTGAAGAGATGCGTGATTCATTGAAAACATCTATCTCACAACTTGCTGCAGCGATTCCACAAATGGTTTCGCAAGGTCAAGACCCAATGTCACTTGTTGAAAAGATGGCGACAGTTATCGATGAACGCAAAAAAGGCACACCACTTGAAGAAGCGGTAGCCAAAGCGTTTAAGCCAGAACCAGCACCACAAGCAACACAAGCACCACAAGCACCAGAAATGGCGCAACCAGAACAGCCGATGGGCATGGGTGGCGAAATGCCACAGATGCCACAGGGCAGACCAGCAATGCAAGAGTTGCTAGCAGGTCTAACTGGTTCAGGCAATCCAGTACTCGCAGGTCGAGTAACTCGACAAATACCAGCATAAGGAGAAAAAATGTTTGGAAAGCAAGGAAAGGCAGCTAAGGCTCCAGTACACCCAGGACACTCAGGCAAGAAGTCTGGTGGCAAGGGCGTAGGACTCGGACAAGTTGCTAAAGCCCCAACCCCAAAGGGTATCAAGGGCAACAACACAAAGCTTAAGTAAAGATAATTATGGCAAAAGCAAAGAAGCCTATTAAGAAGGCTGCAACAAATAAAGTTGCAGCTTCGGCTAAAACCCCAAAATCAAAGCCATATGTTAAAGAAACTGAAATGACCAAAAAGCAAGCAATTGCTTTTAGTAAATTAGATATGAGCCCTAAGACAAGTAGTACGCTTTTTACTACTCCTAAAGGCACTACAAATTTAACACAAGCAGAAATTGATGCAATTCAACGACGTAGAACCTTAGACCGTAAGCGTACATTGGCACGTGCTAAGGGAATTATTCGTCGTGATGTAATTTAAGTAAAGGATAACTATGGCGAAGAAACCATACAAGTATCGCCAAGCCAGAAAAGACGCTAAAGCAGCAGCAAAGAAAGCTTTTCCAGGAAAAGTAAAAGCTGTACGCAAAGACATCACAGGCAAAATTACTGCTGAAGATAGACTAGCTCTTAAGGACATGGCTGATACCGCCAAGAAAGAACTTGGCAAGAAGGCTTATCTAAGCAGAGCTGAATATGATGCTATGCAAAACAGAGAACTTGAGAAGTTCCGTGAAAGCATGCGTCAAGAATTTGGCGAATACGCTGGCAAGAAAGCAGGAGAAGCGGAAGCACCTGCTAAGAAAGCTCCAGCGAAAAAAGCTGCTGTCAAGAAAGCTGCTGCTGCGCTCGAAAAGAAAGAGCCAGTTAAGAAAGCTGCTGTTAAAAAGGTTGCTGTTAAACCAACTAAGACTTTTGGTGAAATATCCAAGTCAGTTACTGCAGCAAAAGAGCCAGTAAAGAAGGCTGCGCCTTCAAAGACTATGACTCGTGCAGAGAAGTCTGCTGCTAATAAGGCTGCATGGAAGAACATGACACCTGCAGAACGCAAGAACTGGTCAGCTAATAAGCCAGGCACTGCAAAACCTTCAATGCCTAAAGCAGAAGTAAGGGCTCAAGTAAAGAAGGCATTGGATACATTGCCAGGACAAAAAGAAACAGCAAAGCGTCCAACACTTGCCTCTCTAAAGAAGAATGAATCTGCATACCTAGAAGAAACTAAGGCACGTCTTGCAGCTAAGAATAAAGCTCTTGCTAATTCCGCTAAGGGTAAGACTCAAACACCTCAAGCACAAAAAGCAAAAGCAACAGCAAAGCCAGAAGGTAAACTTACAGCAGAAGGCGCTAAAGTAAAAGCAAGAATGCCTGGAATTTCCGATACTGCTGCCAATGATATTGGGGCAAGAAATAAAGGAAAAGCTCCTGCAAAAGCAACCACTGCTAAACCAAAGTTTAGACGAATTAAAGCTACTGCTAAAGGTGGAGCATATGCAGCACTTGCAGGCGAAGTAGTTAGCTTAGCTAAAGGTTCAACCAAAAAAGACTTTGATGAAATCAATCGTCTTGAAAATAAACTTGCTCAACTTACTGGTAAAGGTAAGAACAAAGCAACTGCAGCGCGACAAGGAATGCAACAGCAAGCATCTCAGCTTGCATCTCTTGCAACAATGGGTGTTGTGGGTAAGACACGTCGTCAGCGTATGGATGAACTTAATGCTCTTATTGCTAAAGCAGAAAAGAAAAATGCACCTAAAGAACTTCGTTATGGTCCAAATGGTGAATCACTTGTACCAGGAACTGCAGCATATAAGGCTGGTTCTAAGACAAGACCAACAGTAACTTCTACTGGCGGTGGCTCAACAACTAAGGTTGATAGCCGATATACCGTGAAGAAGGGCGATACCTTGTCAGGTATTGCAAAGACTGCAGGATTATCTTTATCAGAACTTCGTGCAGCAAACCCTGACATTATGAAGAAAAAGAAATATAAGCAGGGTGCAATGATTTGGTCAGGAACAAAGGTTAATATTCCAAAGAAGAAGTAGGTAAGTAAATGTCAATGATGCAACCTTCGGGTCCAGGTAAGTTCGCTAAGCGAACCGACCGCCAGGGCGCAAAACAACTTCCTAATGCTGCCTATGGTGAGCAAAGGGATTTCCAAGCTCAACAGGCTGCTGCACCAATGGCTAAAACACCTACACCGCAAATGCCACGGATTAATCCAATGGCAGGCGTAGTACCTTTAACAGCGCCCACCCAGCGTCCAGATGAACCTGTGACTGCTGGTGTGGACGTTGGTCCTGGTCCTGGTAGAGAAATGCTAGGACTAAAAAGCCCAATTGATAATCAATTAAAAGATTTATCAAAGTTGGCTAAATACATGCCATTAATGGCACAGTTTGCGGATTCTCCAGAATCATCTGGAACTATGAAAGCTTTTGTTAAGTATTTACGGAGCCAAGCAGAATGAAGATACTCAAGAAGTTCGAAGAGAACCTTGAATACCTTGGATTTGAAATGGCTCCAGTTGCTTGGGATTTAGCCAAGTTCCCCTTTGAATCCGACGATGACCGAATTTCAGTATTAGAGGAACTAACGGCTAAGGAGGCTACACCTAATGTCCCTAACAGAATGGTGGAGTGACCCATCTGTAGCCAGTGACCCTACTAAAGAACCAAAACTTTCCAAGGTAGATAAGTTCAAAAAAGATACAACTAAAGTAGGAAAAGCAGAACAAGCAATTGTCCCTAAAGTAATGGGAGCAATTGAAGCTGGTTCAAAGAAACCAATTCTTGGCAGGATTATTAACCCAGCCATGGCAGCACTTAGTTTTGTTGGCGAAAAGATTGTACAGCCAGTAACTCAAACTGTTTCTGCTGCTCTACTTACACCTCAAGCTATGGCTAAAGGTAAGGGTGGCATTACTGAAAGCTATCGTTTCTCAAAGAAGCAAGCTGAAAAGATTTCCATGGGACAGGCAGCAGCTAGCGCTGTTGGTAAGATTACATCTCCTGTTCTTGGTGATGTAACTAATGCTACATTCCTTGACAAAGACTTTGATGTATTTGACGAGCGTCAACGTGATAAAGCATTCCGTGATGAATGGGCTGGAATCTTAGCCTCTGGCGTTACCGACTTAGCACTTGCTGCTCTTGGCAGCAAGGGTGCTGGCTTTGCCGTACGCGGTGCTGCAAAGAAAGTTGTAGGTCCAAAGCGTCTTGCTACCACAGACGACATGGATGTATTTAGAAGCGAACTAGATGAGATTGTTGCACAAAAGGCTTTGCCTGTAGAGCAACAGACTAAGACTGGTCTATCTGTACTTGTAGATGACGCAGTTAATGAAACAGATTTAACTAAGCTTGCATCAAACCCACTTGTATCCGAAACATCTAATCCTTATAGAACAGCAACAATTCTATCTAGATTAGATAACCACCAAGATGTAGCAGATTATCTGCTTGCTGAACGTGGTGACACCGCTGCATTCCAACGATTCTTTGAACGTAATCCACTTGCAGCAGACCATCTTGATAACTATGGAATTACTGCTACAGCACAGATTGATAACTTTGCAAACATCGGATTAGATGCGTTAGACCCAGCTCTTACATCTAGATATCAAAAGATTATTGATGCTGTTAAAGTAGAAGACCCTAACTTTGCTCGCGCTTTAGATGACTTCATGGAGAAGGCGCAGATGGGTGTTATCGAAAGCTACCGCCCAGGACGCTATGCAGCGCTAGAGCAGATTGGCTTAGCCAAGAAGAAGATACAATCACAGGCTTTATACGGCGACCTTAAGATGTTTGGTCAAGATGCTGACGGTGGCTGGAAAACTCAAGTTTACCAAACAGGTGTCTATGACAGAGCTGTACGTGTTATTGCATGGACTGGCTCAGGTCGTCCACAAGGGTACATTAATATTTCTAACCCACGTAAGTTTGAAGCAGCCAACGATTTATTATCTGACCTAAACCGTCTTCAATTCCTTAAGGGAGCAGAAGGTGCTCAGTATAAGCGTCGCATGGTTGAGATGTTCCTTGATGCACAAAGCGATACACAACGTGCTATTGCACTTGGTCGTATTGAAGAAAGCGTCATGGGTCGTCTTGCCAAGCATTACGGCATTACAGACATGCAAGATATTGCCAGCACTAAAGATGCTGTCAATCAGATTAAAAACTGGCATATCCGTATGAACCAGACTCGTGACAGCATTAAAGAGTATGCTGTTAAGAATGGTTTTGTTCCAGACGAAAACGGCGGAATTAACGTACAGAACTTTTTATCTGTATCTAATGAAGCACAGAATCTTCCAATGCTTGACTTCCGTAGACTTGAAACTGAAGTTATCTTCAACGCTCGTCGTGTTGCAGGTAAAGGTGCAAAGGTTACCCAAGGTCAGTTCTATGGCGCTGTAGCGTCAAGAACTGCTATGAATGTTGGTCAGTTCCTTGACTTAGCCAACATGGTATTTAGCAACTTGAACCTACTTCGTCTTGCATACATACCAAAGAACTCAATGGTAGACCCATTTGCTCGTGCAAGCATGGCTCTTGAGTCAATGGAGCTTGTTAAGAATGCAGTTCCTGGTGTAGAAAATGTTATTTACAATACTGGTCTTCTTAAAGAATCAGCAAAGAAATGGAAGCCAGGAAGTCCAGCTGCTAACGCTCGCAAGCAAGCTAAGGCTGCACAATTCCGTGTGGAAAAATATCGAGCAGACCTAGAACCTAAGATTACAGACCACGCAAAAGCTGAAGCTCTTTACGATGACTTAGACAAGTCATTGACAAAACTTACTGCAGCTCGTGACAAAGCCAAAGCCAAGGCAATGAAGAGCAATGATATCAATGTCCAGAATAAGTATTATGAACTTGAAGACAAGGTAACTGAGTTACAGTCTAAAGTCGATGACGCATTTGATGAGATGAGTCGTCTTGGTGATTATATTAATGGTATATCCAAGCTTATTCAGCGCGAACGTAAAGACTGGGCAGAGTATGCCAATGCTCAAGGAAATTTGAAACAAAAGAAACTCCTTGGTCAAGACGCTGAAGTTATTGAAGTTAATGGTCAGACGTATACACTTCAAGGATTAGCTGACCCTAACGTCCGTGGTGCTAGCGCATATATGTCAGAAATTGACACCGCTACAAACTTTTATGCAGCATCAATGCAGTCAGAAATCTCAAGAAGACTTCGTGCAGATGGTGCTCGTTTCGTAAAGATTCCTCGCAAGAACCGTGAAGAATACATGAATGCGTTGGCACATATTGCCAACCGTCAGATTCGTAACGAGCTTGACTTGCCAGTCGGATGGATGATGAAGGGCGAAAAGTCCAACGCTGAAATTGTACAATGGTTATATAGTCCAGCTGGTAAAGAATACAGACTTCGTATTCAAGACCGCTTTGGCGATGATATGGAAGGTTGGGCAGCGCAGACAAGAGAAAAACTCTATGCGATGTACCCAGACCCAGACCTTCGTAAGATTATTACAGAACGTCCAGTAACTTACCAAGAAGTAGATGCAATGCTTTATGGCAGAACAGACCTACTTAAAGAGATTGATGGACCAAGCCTTAAACTTTCTGACCTAACTGGCGCTGAGCAAGTTCTTGCTCGCGTAGGTGGAGCAACCAACGCAGCATGGAAAGTTCTTTCACTTGCTGAAACAAGATTGGTTCGTAACCCATTATTTTTGTCTTACGTTCGTGACGAAATGAAAACGCTAATTAACGCAGCACAACGGTCTGGTATCGATGTATCAGAAGCCGTAGTAAACAATGAGATTCGTCAGGTTGCATACCGTAAGGCACTAGGTCGAGTTGAAGAAACGCTTTACTCATCACGTCGTCTTACCAATGGTATGTACACAGCACGTTATGCAATGAGCTTCCCCTTGGCTTTCTTCAACTCCCAAGCAGTTGCGCTTCGCCTATTGGCTCGCAACCCAATGAATGCCTACTGGTACAACAGTATCCAGCAAGCATTTGATAAGTACCAGGCTTATGAAGACCAGGATGGAAACACCTACTCTTCAATCAAGGATGTCCCTGCTGGAGTATCGGTATCTGTTAAGTACCCACTTCCATACGGAGATAAGTTACCAAGCTGGGTTAAGACAGCGCTTAAGCCATATACAGATGCTCGT